AGACAAAGTAAGCAACCTTGCTTTTAGCAACGAGCTTACAGGGAGCCATATTCAACAGTTAGCAATGGAACGCAGGGGGAGCAAAAAACAAATAACAACCCTTGCAAGCATAGACTTTGACAGCCTTAAAGGATCAGTACAGATTAAGGGGCGCAAAGAGCTTACAGCCTATGACAGAGAAGTCCACGACGCTATAATTACCCTTTACGTTGAAGGTGGAAACGAATACATAACGCCGCAAATGATTTACCAGGTTATGACCGGGAACCCGAACGCCTACCTTAACCCAAAACAGGCAGAAGCTATAAGCGACAGCATAACCAAATGTATGTATAGCAGAGTTATTATAGACGCAAGCGAAGAAGCCAAAGCATACGGCTTTGACAGTTTTAAGTATGACGGAAGCCTTATAAGCGGGGAGCGAGTAACAGCAATCTTAAACGGTACCGTTGTTGAGTGCTTAAGAATATTAAGAACGCCGGTTTTATATGAGTATGCTAATAAAAAGAACCAGATAGGACGCTTTAACATTAAGCTACTGAACAGCCCAATAAACAAGACAGAAGAAATTATAACGCTGCAAGGCTATTTATACCGCCGGATCCTTTCCATGAAGAACAACAGCAATTTAAGCAAGACCATTGTTTATGACACCGTTTATAATCAGCTTGGAATACAAGCAGCAAGCCCAGGAGCATTAAGAAAGAAAAAGGCTAAATTGCGCGACCAAATAAAAACCATACTGGACTACTGGAAGGAACAAAACTTCATAGCCGGTTATTGCGAAAATAAACGCGGCCGAGTTGTTTATAGCATTACCATCAGACTATAAAGCAGGGGCATAAAGTGGTAACGGTAGGGGCATAAAGTGGTAACGNTAGGGGCATAAAGTGGTAACGGTAGGGGCATAAAGTGGTAACAATGAAAGGGGCAAAAAATGCCAAGAAACCCAGGCAGGACAAGCCTTCCAGAGTTTGGGCAAAAACTGTATAAGCTTTATAGGCTATATAAGCTTTATAGGGGCGTTGGCGGCTTGCTTGACGCCGCCGCCACGCCTTAATAGTATGGACTTAAATAATAAAGAATATACCCCTTGTGGGAATATAGAGAGGAGAATTTTATGGAGCAATACAAACACATACCGGCGAGTTTGAAGCAACTTAACCAATGGGTATGCTTTAAGCTGGTATACAACGAGAAAAAAGGGAAATATGATAAGATACCGAAGGACCCAAAGACCGGCTATAATGCAAAGGCGAACGACCCGGCGACGTGGAGCGACTTCCAAACGGCGGTTATGGCCGTCAGCAAATACGGCTTTGACGGCATAGGTATTCAATTCGCAAACGGTATTTTTGGCGTAGACCTGGACGACGTTGTAAAAGACGGAAAGCTTACACCGGAAGCCCAGGACATTATAAGAACGTTAGATAGTTACACCGAATACAGCCCCAGCGGTAAAGGTATTCATATTCTTTGCCGGGGAACCATACCGCCAAAGGATCGCCGCNGGGGAAATATTGAAATGTATTCAGAAGGGCGGTTTTTTACNGTAACCGGAAAAGTATTAGGAGAACCTAAAGAAATCCAGGAGAGAACAGCACAGGCGGCCATTGTTCATGAAAAGTATTTGAAAAGAGATGAACCAAAACCCGCAAATCAACCGGCACCGGACATTGACCTATCAGACAGCGAACTTATAAATAGAGCTATGAACGCAAAAAACGGCCATATATTCAGGGCGTTATGGAATGGAGATATAAGCGGNTATCCTTCACAATCNGAAGCAGATTTAGCTTTATGCAATTTATTAGCATACTGGACAAACGGCAATGCTTACCGCATGGACGCATTATTTAGGCAGTCAGCATTATACAGGCCGGAAAAGTGGGATAAACGACATGGCCCAGATACATACGGCAATATGACGATAAAAAAGGCCTTAAGTGATTTTACACCATATATGCCACCGGTTGAAAATAATAAAAAGACAGCCCCCACAAATGCAGCTACAACGGGAGCCGTCAAAGAAAATAACTCTAATACATTATACCAGAGCGGCAAGGATATAAAAACAGTCTTAAAAGAAAATTTAGTAAGTCAGTATTTGGAAGATGTATTCATAAAGGATATTGATAAGTTTAAGAGCTATAAAGACCGAAAAACAGGCTTTAGTAACCTGGACGAATTGACCGGCGGCCTATATCCAGGCCTGTACGTTGTGGGAGCAATAAGCAGTTTAGGAAAAACAACCTTTGTTCATCAAATAGGCGACCAGTTAGCGGCACAGGGCGACCATGTATTATTTTTCAGCCTGGAACAGAGTAGGCTTGAAATGGTTACAAAGAGTTTAAGCCGTATTACGGCCAAAATGAACAGAGAAAAGGCCGTAAGCGCAATAAAAATAAGAGCCGGTAAATTAACCCCGGAGGTAATAGCAGCTGCAGAGGAATATAACAAGATAGCAGACCATATCAGCATTATTGAATGTAACTTTGATGTTAATATTTATTCTATCATGGAGTACACAAAGGCATATATTGAAACCTTCAACGTCAAGCCGGTTGTTATAGTAGACTATTTACAAATCATACCGCCAACGGATCCACGCCAGAGCGATAAAGAAAAGATAGACAATATTATAAGAGGGCTTAAAAAGCTGCAGAGTGAAAATGATTTAGTCTTATTCGTTATCAGCAGCATAAACAGACAGAATTATTTAACACCCATTGACTTTGAAAGCTTTAAGGAAAGCGGCGGCATTGAATATACGGCAGACGTCGTATGGGGTTTGCAGCTGCAGGTATTAAATGACGAGTTGTTTAACAGCGAAAAGAAAATAAAAGAGAAACGGGAAAAGGTACGCCAGGCAAAGAAGGCTATACCGAGAGAAATTGAACTGGTATGTTTAAAGAACCGTTACGGCGTTAGCTCTTATTCATGTGGGTTTAAATATGACCCGCGCTTTGACCTATTTGAGCCGGATAATCTTTATAAAGTTGCTGATGATTTCGATTTACCCATTGGCAACGGGAAAAGGAAGTGATTAGATGGCTTTAGAAGCGTTAAAGCGATATGCCATAGAACAGAACCAGGCAACACAAGCGGAAATTGATAAATTACTAAAAAATGACGCTCTAAAAAGCCCTATAAGCCACGAAAAAGACAAGGGTAATATAAAATTATTAGGGAATAAAGAAAACGTCGTAGAAGGCCTTTTAGAGCGTTTAACGACGGCCTATAAAGAATACCAGAAAAATATTAAGCGTGCGGAGAGGTTAAGGACAGAAATAAACAAGGATATACAGGCCGGGGAACCGGCTTATAAAGTATTACTCAAAACTATTGAGTGCATAAGCCTTATGACAGGTGATAAGCTTTTTTACGATATGAACAAAAGCAATTTACAGACTATTTACGGCATATTGGGAGAGCCGGCGGCCATAGAAATTGAAAAACAGGAAGTAGAACAGAGATTAAAAAAACTCATGGCGGCTTATGAACAGGAGCAGCCAGAGGACGTAAAACAGAGAATAAAGAACGCCATAAGGGCGCACCAAGAAAAATTAGAGAAATTGCAGTAATTAAGACGCAGGGCATAAAAATCCTTGCGTTTATTTTTTTTATTACTATGTTTACCCGATAAAAATAATAAACATTGTAACTTCGATAATCATAGAATAAACTTGCAATAAACATTAAAGTATGATAAAATTTAAGTTGGATAAAAGTAGAAAAGGAAGTGAAGAAAATGGCAAATAGCCAAGGGCTGAAAGAAGGCAAAGGAATTATAAAGACTATATACCATGATAAAGGCTTTGGATTTATCCGGCAGGACGACGGAACAGATATATTTTTCCATGCAAGCGGCGTATGTAACCCCCCAAAATTCGAGGATTTAAGGGAAGGTTACGAAGTCAAATATATGATAATTGAAGCCCCGAAAGGAAATAAAGCTATTGGAATATCGACCATTTTTTAAGAAATGAGGGGAAAAGATGGCGGGTATATTTGAAAGACTATTCAAGAAAACAAAGCAACCGGCAAAGACAGAAAGGGCAGAGCTTTTAAGCAATTCAACGGCCATATTTTCACCCTGGAGCGGCGACGCATACAGCAACGATATTTATAGGGCAGCGGTTGACGCAATAGCCAGGAACGCGGCCAAGCTTAAGGGCAGCCATATTATACGTTATCCAGACCGTAACGAGATAGCAAAGAACAGCAAAATAAACCGATTATTACAGGTACAGCCTAACCCTTATATGAGTGCCTTTGATATGCTCTATAAGATGGTTACGCATTACTTTTTATATAACAATGCCTTTGCTTACCTTCAAAAAGACGAAAAAGGGCAGGTAATAGGCATTTACCCATTAAGAGCATTGCACGTTGATTTTTTAGCGGATCCAAATAACGAATTATATTGTAAATTTTTATTTGCAAATAGCCGGGAGGTTATTTTACCCTATGTGGACATAATTCATTTACGCCGTAATTTTAACAATAACGATTTATTAGGAGACCCGAACACAGCATTAGCCCCGGCGTTGGAATTAGCTCATACACAAAATGAAGGCTACATAAACGCCATAAAGAGCAGCGCGAATATACGCGGCATATTGAAATTTACGCAGATTATGGCACCGGAAAAGCTTAAGGAAGAAAAAGAACGGTTTATAACAGATTATTTAAACATTGCAAATAATGGCGGGGTTGTGGCCACAGACCAGAAGATGGAATATCAACCCATTGAGCTTAAACCGGCCACCATAGACGATAAGCAAATACAGGCCATTAAAACCAAGATATACGATTATTTAGGCGTATCAGAAGCGATTGTAAATAGCAGCTATACAGAAGACCAATGGGCGGCATTTTATGAAAGCACCCTGGAACCCATAGCGGTACAAATGAGCCTGGAATTTACCAGGAAGATATTTAACGAAAGGGAACAGGCCTTTGGCAATACGATAATCTTTGAAAGTGGCCGCCTGCAATTCAGCAGTAATGCAACAAAAGTAAACTTGATAGCACAGCTTATGCCTTATGGCTTATTAACTATAAACCAGGCTTTAGAGATATTAAATTTACCAGGAGTAGAAGATGGCGACAAGAGATTACAGACATTGAACGTTGTGGATGNACAGAAAGCCAATCAATATCAGTTAAAGGAGTAAAAGCCTATGGATATTAAAGCGGAGGTATACAGGTATATAAGGGAAAATGAAGGTACCAGTTATGTAGAACTGGAAAACCTGTTTACCAGGTTGGGCTTTAATTGGCAAGGCAATTTAGAGATATGCAGCGATGTAAACGAAAACGTAATATTTTGGGCGGGGTGGAACAAGGAAGCCATTGAGCTTATAAACGACCTGCAAAGAGAGGGCCTTATCGAGAAAGTGCCAGGGCATTACGTTATGTATATCCTGGACGGTAAGACAATGGACTTGCCTTTAGTAAGGGGCTACAAGGAATATAAGACACCGCATTGGCTACCAGTATTATTTACGGCCAAGCGTAAGAGCCTGGGAAAGACCGTAAGGGATACAGTAAAGCGCAAAAACCTGGTACAGATAATAAAAGAGGTTGAACAGGAGGTAGGCATGTATGAAGGAAATTAGAATAGCGGAAATAAGAGCCGCNGAACCGGCAGGCGAAAGCGGCCTTATTCTCACTGGTAGGCCGATTGTGTACGATCAGCCGACCAAGATAAACGACCCGGCAGGGGAGTATATCGAAATTATAAGGAGTGGAGCTTTAGACGAAGCAGACATAAGCGACACAAGGCTATTATACAACCACGATTTTAGCAAGGTACCTTTAGCAAGGACACCTAAAACAATGCAGCTGGTTAAGGATGCGGCAGGCCTTAAGATGGTTGCAACGTTGCCGGATACAGAGGAAGCCAGAAGCGTTTATACGGCAGTAAAACGTGGGGATTTAACCGGCATGAGCTTTGCATTTAAGGTACCAGAAGGCGGCGACAGGTACGACGCGGCCACAAATACGCGGGAAATCTTAAAGATTGAAAAAATCTATGAAATATCAATAGTACCATTCCCGGCGTATCCGCAGACCAGCGTTGAAGCCCGTTCGGCTATGAAGGCAATAAAAGATGACCCTTTAAGAGCAGCCGCCAAAATAAGAATTAATCAAATTTTGATGAAAGGAGTATAACGACTATGAAATTTAAGAGTATACAGGAAGCATTTAACCATTACATGAACAGCTCTATTGAGGAAATCGAGAAAAGAGCAAAGGAAATCAAACTGATTGTGGACACAGACCCGAACGCAGACATAGCAAGCCTTAATATTGAGCTTGAAGGCTTGAAACAGGCTAAAGAAAACATTGAGCAGAGAAGCCAGAAGCCGGCACAGCAGTTTAACCCTATTACCGGCGCAAGCTTTATAAATAATGGCAGTTACGAAGCCAGAGAGGGCGACGTATTCGCAAGCGCAGAATACAGAAGCGCATTTTTCAAACACCTTTTAGGCAAAGAACTTACCAGCGTTGAGGAAGCAGCCTTTAAGCGCGCAATGGACATTGTAAAGGCTGAAAGAAGGGCAGACCAGTTTAACACCGTAACAAGCGCAGCCGCAGTATTGCCGACAACGACCTTAAATGAGGTTATCAGCAAAGCGCGTAAAATGGGCGGGTTACTTTCAGTATGCAGAAGCTTTAATTTACCCACAAAGATAGCCGTACCTGTAGGTACACCGGCCACTAAAGCAAGTTGGCATACAGAAGGCCAGGCCGTTGAAAGTGAAAAGAATACCGTCGCAACCGTATCTTTCAACGGTTATGAAATTCTCAAAGTATTCTCTATTAGCGCAGCTGCAAAACGAATGAGCATTGACGCCTTTGAAAGCTATATCATTGACGAGCTTAACGCTTGTGTAATGGAATGTATTGCCGATGCTTTAGTCAATGGCACCGGCAGCGGCCAGGGTACCGGCCTTGAAAGTATTACCTGGACAGCAACCGGAAATAACAAAAACGCAGTTGAATATGCCAACGGATCCACGCCGGACTATGCCGACTTTGTGGCGACAATGGCATTACTTAAGAGAGGTTACAGCCAGGGCGCAAAATGGGCTATGAATAACGCAACCCTTTACACCCATGTTTATGGTATTGTAGATAGCAACGGCAGACCTATATTTATAGCTGACCCGAAGAATGAAAGCATAGGCTATATTTTAGGCCGCGAAGTTGTAATTGATGATAACATTGCCGACGGTGATATTTACCTGGGTAACTTCAATTACATGGGTTACAACCTTGCAGAAGGTATTGTAATCGAAGTATCCAGAGAAAGCAGCTTTAGGAGTGGCTTAATTGATTACAGAGCTTTGGCAATAGCAGACTGCAAGCCTATTGTTACCGAAGCCTTTGTAAAGCTGCATGAAGCCGAAGCATAACAATAAAGCTTATTACCTCCATATTGATTAAATAACAGTAAAGGGTATTGGTTAGCGGTGGGTTAGCCGGTACCCTTTACTAACATAAAGGAGTTGATAACATGAACTTAACTTTAGAGGAAGCAAGAGAACATTTGAGAATAGACGGAACAGACAATGACGCTATTATATTATCCTTGCTTACAGCTATACCGGGATATATCGAAGTAACAACCGGAATGACACCAGAACAACAGGCCACCGAGCCGTTAGCAGCAACGGCCAGTAAGTTTATATTGCAATTGTGGTATAACGCAGAACAGGCAGACAGCGAGAAGCTGCAACAAACCATTGATAATTTACTAAAGGCTCTTACAGTAATTGCAAGAGCAAAAGGAACAGGAGCATAAGCCATGAAGGATTATGCCAAGAGCTTTTATAATAGCAAGGCCTGGAAGAAAACGCAGGCAGCATACTTAAGCAGTAAGCATTATATATGTGAACGTTGTGGGGGTATCGCAAAGATAGTACATCATAAGACGTATATAACACCGCAAAACATTAACGACCCAAACATTACTTTAAGTTGGAGTAACCTTGAAGCTTTATGCCAGGATTGCCATAACAGAGAACACAGTAGTACAGGAGTTTGCGCGGAAGGATTGAGTTTTAACAGCAAAGGCGAATTGATTTACGCCCCCCGCCAAAATCAAAACGATTGACCCCAGGGAGACCGGAGGGCGGGGTTTTCTTTTCCCCTCCATGAGTTTTTGAATTAGGGGAGGGGTAAACAGCTAATAAACAGTAGTAATAAGGCGGTGAAATTCATGGAGATAGACAAAGATAAGGAACTATTAAAAATCAAAAGACAATTTAACAAGATATTGAAACAGGTACCAGAAGATAAGAAACCGATTGCTACAAGCTTAATAAAAGAGCTTACCTTCATGGCCTTAACCCTGGACGATCTGAAGGAGCAAGTAAAAGATACCGGAACCGTTGAGCTATTCAAGCAGGGCAAGCAGGAATTTTTAAGAGAAAGCCCGGCATTAAAGGCCTATAATACCACAGTACAGCGTTATAGTTTGCTCTATAAGCAGCTTACCGACCTATTACCTAAAGTAGACCAGGACATTCAAGAAAACGCCTTGTATGAGTTTATAAAGGCTAATTAAGGTTTACCGAGTGGACAATTTGTCCACTCGGAGACGACTTGTATGAGTTTATAAAGGCTAATTAAGGCGGTGGGGCCATGAATTATATTGAGCAGTATTATAATGCAATATGTAGCGGTGCCTGTATTGTATCCAAGAGGGTAAAGAAGATATACACCCAGCTTGTGGACGACA